GGACAACGAGCGTCGTCCAGGTCACGTACCCCATAACCTTCAACCGCCGTTGATCTCGATTGCCTCTGTTGACCCGTCCCCAACGATGTTTTGGGCTATCCAATGGTGGATATATCAGCCTGAAACGAACCTGCGGTTCCTCATTGACGTGGAACGAGTCAAACTTACAGCCGAACAGCTACTCGGCTTTGACACCACAACCCGTGACTATTCGGGGATCATGGAAGATTGGCAGAACAGGGCTATGGACATGGGTTATCCGATCTCACATTGGGTGGTTGAGGTTAACGCAGCGCAACGATTCTTGTTGGCACACGACTTTGTTCGCAAATGGCAGTCACGCCACAACGTGAACGTGATCGCACACACCACTAGCCGTAACAAGATTGACGAAAATCTTGGTGTGGAAGCGTTGCTTCCACAGTTGTTTCGTTCCGGTGCGATCCGAACCCCGTCTATGCGGGAAAACTGGAAAACACTTGCCTTCATCGAGGAACACTCGTCATGGACTAGGGATAAGAAGAACGGTACTGACCTTGTGATGGCGTGTTGGATGGCGATGTTGCATTTACCGAACTTGTCGCCTGTTAGTCGGCCACAAAAGAAATGGCGACCTTCTTGGCTGGTGTGATAACTTGTATCTAAATGCTGTCTACTGAGGAAATCGTCCAACTCTACGAGCAACGCCGTAGAAATCAAGGTCCTGTTCAGGAGCAGATGCGTCGTGTACGCGATCTCGCCAACGGCGATGTGATTGTTCCGTTGAATGAACTGGACAAGAACGCTAAATCCTCGGTAGCAAACCTGTTGGTACAAGGGTTGGATCAGATGTCTATGCGTGTGACATCAACAATGCCATCCCCATATTTCCCTCCAATCAAAGAAGGCTCCGAACGTTCTAAGTCATCTGCCCGTATGCGTAAACGTGCCATGTTGTCCATTTGGGATCATAACCGTATGCAGATGAAAATGCGTCGTCGCGCACGACACCTCCTCGGCTACTCGCAATCAGCTGTTGTTATTAAGCCTGACTTTAAGACTTTGATGCCTGTGTGGTCTGTGCGTAACCCGCTAGATACTTTCGCTGCACCAGTAGATGATCCTGACAACCCGATCCCAGATGACTGCATTTTCACGTATCGTGCCAGCGCAAGTTACCTGCTACAAAACTATGGCGAACTGGTATTAGGGAAACTGCGTTTAGGCAAAATTGCTGCCGACACGAAATACACGATGCTCGAATATGTTTCGCCAGAGTGCATCCAACTGATCGTGCTTGGTGCGGAGGATTCACCGAACTTGACTGTTGGTGAACGTGCTGGTGTTGAAGCGATGATGCTTGAATACATCCCGAACCGTACAGGTATGCCACTAGCAATCGTTGCCAACCGTATTACTTTGGATAAGCCTCGCGGTCAGTTTGATGGTGTGATGGGAATGTATTACACCCGCGCACGACTACAAGCCTTAACTGAGATCGCTATTGAGCGCGGTATCTTCCCTGAAGAATATCTGATCGCTCGACCTGGTGAGAACCCTGAAATTTTGCAGGTCGCTGATGGTAAAGCCGGACAACTTGGTGTTGTTAAGGGTGGCGACATTCAACAGTTACAACTCAACCCAGGCTACAAAACTGATACAGCACTTGACCGTTTGGAACGACAAGAGCGTTTGGAAGGTGCTATTCCTGCCGAGTTCGGTGGAGAGTCAGCATCAAACATCCGTACTGGTCGCCGTGGCGAATCCGTCCTGTCAGCAACGGTTGACTTCCGTGTGCAAGAAGCACAATCAACGTTTGAACAATCCATCTTGGAAGAAGATAAAGTTGCTATCGCTATCGAGAAAGCGTATTGGGGCAACCAACAAAAGTCTTTCTTCTTTGGACGCAAATCATCTGTCGGTGAAGAAACCTATACGCCAAACAAACTTTGGCAAACAGATTTCCATTATGTCGCATACTCTGCGGCAGGCTCCGATGTGAACTCGCTGATAGTCGGCCTCGGTCAACGACTCGGAACAGGACTTATGTCTAAAGAATCCGCTCGCGAAGCCGACCCGCTTATCAGCGACCCAGACCTAGAACATGACCGCATCATCTCGGAAGGAGTTGAATCTGCTTTACTTACGAGTATTCAGCAACAGGCTGCGGATCCTAATGGTCCGTATCAGCCAGAAGATTTGGCATATCTAACAAAGCTTGTTGTCGAGCAAGACGTGCCGTTGTTTGAGGCTGTGCGTCGCACCGATCAACGCGCTAAGGATCGTCAAGCGGCTGTAGCACCACAGGGCGCACCTGAGACTATGCCAGGACTTGCGATGCCAGGAATGGGTGGACAAATGCAAGCAGGCCCACCACCACAAGCAGGACCACCGCCGATTGACCAACTACTCGCACAACTAGGAGGGTAAGTGAGCGACATTCAAGCAGGAACAAACCGTGTAGCAATCCAAGCTGCAACAGGTCAAACCTACGGTAAAGCAACAGAGCAAATGAACGCTCAACGCGCTGTACCTATGGGAACACCACCAACAGAAGCACAACCTGTACAACGTCCTGTGCCTGGAACATTGGGTTCGTTGACTCGACCAACGGAACGACCAATGGAACCAATTACCGCTGGCGCACCGTTCGGTGCAGGCATGGGTCCAGTCGCAGCGGGCATCCCGCAACCATCAGGTGATAACGCTTTAGAGGAACTGCGAATGATTTACCAAATGTTTCCTAACGATGATCTAGCGGATTTGATTGACTCATATACCCGTGATGGTTTGTAATGCCATCATCATTTATTGATGCTGTTTCTGAACAGCGAATCAACGATTACATAACTAACAGGGATCAGCAACACGCGCTATATAAAACCAATGCGACTCCGCAGATGTCTCAGGCCGCTGCAAAGATTTATCGCAATAGTCCGTGGCTTACACCAGGTCAGGTGTTGGCTTTGGCTAAAGGTAATGCTTCACCGCAAGCCGTTGAACTTGCTTCGCAAGCACAATCAAATCTTGTACCTAAACTTCTTGATCCGCAGAAACCTAAGAAGCAATCTTGGTTTGAACGCAACGTGTACGGCAGGGTTAAAGAAACTGCTCGTTGGGGTTTCGCATCTTTGCAGTTCGCACCCGAAATGGCACAAAACGTGGCATCACAAATCTTTTCGGAAAACGATCCTGCTGGATGGGACGGCTGGTTTAAGTCAACCAACTTAGGAACAATGGTTGCCGACTCTGATGAGGCTGGAACAGGTTGGTTTGTTGGTGGCACAGCAGAAGAAAAACAAGCTGAACGCGCTCGACAATTCCGCGGCACAATCAACGGTAGTGCTTGGACTATTGGGCGTGGTGCAGCCGCAGGGGTATTCAAACCTGGTTCAGTTCAATACAACGTGTTGTCAGGTTTCTTGGATGCTGCAATTAACGTCGTTGCTGACCCAACGGTTGTTGGTGGAAAACTTATTGCCCCGGTAAAGGGTTCAAAGGCTGCGATAAAAGGTTTGCAAACTGCTGAGGAGATAGCGGCTGCTACAAAGATCGCTAATGCTGGTACACGCGCTTTGGCTGGTTTGTCGGCTGCTGAAGAAATAGCGTTTGACTCATCAAAGTTTATGAAGTTTATGAAAACGGATCGTCGTGCCGTTCGACTTGTTGAAACACTTGCTGATCCAGCAAACGATGACCCATACAAGATCATGCGTGACGTGTTTGATTTCAAGATTGACATGGACACAGCGAAGGCTCTTGCTAATGCTGGATCAAAAGATCAGATTTATGCGTTGCTTGGCGAGCAGTCAGCGATCTTGGACAATGTTTCAAAAGGCATTATGCCTATGGATATTCGAGATATTCGTGGAGCTAAATGGGGAAATGTCGTCCGTGAGCGAATCCCAATGTATAACAACTTCAGAAGGACAATAGAACAGTCACGTCTGCTAACAGAAGTTCCTGACAGTTTGGTGATCCACGGCTCTAGCGCAGACCGTGTTAAAGCAGTAAAGGACTACGGCAACTACCTGAACACGATCAAGGGTGGATTTACTGATACCCCTGAAGGCGCGAAGTTGATGCGCCAGGTCTTTGACGCTTACTCAGATACCTCCAAAGCTGGTGTTGACGCTGCGCGTGACGCTTTTGATGAGACAGTAAGAACGTTGATGAAATCTGAAGGGGCTGATCCTTTCCTTGTTGATGAGGTTTTTAGGAAGGTTCTTCAGAACATTGATGAGACTAAAGCATATTTTGTTGATGAAGCCGGTGACGCTACCGATGCTGGATTCGTGCAACAACTTATCAATAGTGGTGTCATTGACAAAACCCAATTTGGTAAACTGACCCCACAGCAAATTGAACAATTCAGACTTGTTGGACCTGGGTCCATTGTTGAGTTGTTGAACTCAGCCCATGTTCTTCCTGATATTCGTGCTGTCCGTCGAATCACCGCAAACCCTGTAATCAAGAAGGCAGTATTGCGGGCGAAAGATGGCGACCAACGTGCCGCTGTGGAGATTGCAGACTACTTGCAAAACAAAATTTGGAAGCCGATCACGCTTGCTACTGGCGGTTACATCATGCGAAATATGTTTGATGCCCAAGTACGTATGGCAGTTATCGGTAAAGACGGATTCTTCAACCATCCTTTGCGTTACATCCAATGGGCGATGAACGAAAAGGGTGCGGAACGAATCATTGGTCGTGATTTTGATGATTTCATCACATCAACCGTAAGTGGTTTTGATGATGCGACGGACTATTACGCAGAAGCGATGAAGATTTCATTGGGTAAAAGCCTCGACGACATTGTTCCGTCACAGATTCGTTTGGTCAAGAACGGTTCATACAAGATCGTTAGCCAAATGTCTGAACCTGAACTATGGGTGAACGGTCTGCGCGATGAGATTATCCAAATATCGAAGGACACGCTAGAGAACGCTGTAGCCAAAGGCATATCAACAGATGATCTAATCACCTATTTGCGTACTGATCCAAAGGGTCGTGAAGCATTGAAACAGATTGAGGACTATCTGCGTGGTGGGATAAACCTTGCTAAAGAAAGCGGTTATTCGCAAAAGGTCAAGATCACCAACGTTACTGACGATGTGCTGAAAGAATGGATTGACCGTCTTGCTAGGGGTCGTGTGCTTGTCAAGACTGGTGGCGACCAAGAACTAATGATGGCTATTGCCTATAAGCGTGTTCCTCTAGCGGATACGTTTGACAATGGTTTCAAGATAATTAACCCTAAGACCGTGGAGCTTGACGGTGTGGCGAGAACTGTTCTTGATGGGCCTCTGAACAAGCCAGGTCGAGGTTCATTGATTGACATGGGTGTTGACCCAAAAACTAAAGAACAGATATATGCGGTTGTAACCAACGAGTCTGGTGGCAGGTGGCAGTTGCAGCGTGTTTCAACAAACCAGTTCACGGGCGTAGGTGTTGAAGCAGACGAATTGGCGCGTGGTCGCACAGAGTTAACCAAGATGATCCAAGACAAGAAAAAAGTTCCGAATAATCTTCCAGCAAAAGTTAAATACGCTGAACGTAAAGTAGTTGATGAGGCTAAAAACCCTTTAGACAAGATGTTGCGTCGAGGAACAGACTGGTTCTTTCACCAAATCTATGAAAGTAAAGTGGTCAACAAACTTGAACGATCACCTGTTTACCGTCAGTTCTACTATGAGCAGGTAGCAAAAAATGTTGACAGCCTTACTCCTGATGAAGCCAAAAAGTTGGTTAAAGATGTAATTGCCAATGCTGCTGCTATCGAGATGAAGCCAGCGAACTATGTTGGTAGTAGAGCGAACTGGAAGCAGATACAAGAACTCGCTAAACAGGCAAACGGTACTGGAACGATCAAAGACCTTGACGATTATGCGGGTTTAAGCGCACTCAACTCGACGAAGGAAGCGTTGTTTAACGCAACCGAACGTAACAACCTTGAAGATATTATGCGTATCGTCATCCCGTTCGGTGCTGCATGGCGTGAAGTTGTTGGCACATACGCCAAATTCTTGGTTGAGGACCCTACCCGTATCCGTCGCGCACAACTCTTATTCAAGGGTGCAACAGACTTCGACCCAGATGGAAACGGTCGAGGATTCTTCTACAAAGACCCAACCACAAAACAGTATTCGTTCAACTTTCCGCTATCCGGTGAACTAGCAAAACTTGCTACTGGTATTAACGCACCGTTGCAGGGAACTGTGAAACGTGTGTCTGTTGGTTTGGACTGGCATCCAGCGTTAGGCCCTGTAGGTCAGATCGCTGCCGACAGAATTATTCCTGATACTCCTAAATATGATGAAATTGTTAGCATCCTAATGCCCTATGGTCGTGGCTCAACAGCTTCTTTTGCTCCGTCATGGGCAAAGAAAATGAAATCAGCGATTTTTGACGACCCATCAAAACTGGACAGCATTTACGGCAATACCTACATTGACACGATGCGAGCATTGGCTGCTTCAGGGGACTACAACCTAGATACTCCTGAAGGTCAAGAAGAACTTATGTCTGACGCTAAAGGCAAGGCACGTATTTTGGCGGCGATGCGAGCCTTCGGACAGTTTATTGGGCCTACCGCACCTGGCACAGAGTTTGAGATACCAGTCAAAGATGGCGACATCATGGCATCACAACTCATCCAAGAGTTCTACAAGCTACAGGCAGATAACTATGACACCGCCGTTGGTGAGTTCTTGCGTATCTACGGTGAGGATGCCTTGCTTTATCTGTCATCCAAGTCAAAAGCAACCGTTGAAGGTTTGGAAGCAACCAAAGAGTTCGGTGATTGGGAGCGAACCAATAGTGAGGTTATTAAGGCATATCCTGATGTAGCAGCGTTCTTTGCCCCTGGCGGGTCAGATTATGATTTCCAAGTGTGGCAACGCCAAATCAAGGGTGGCAAGCGTGTCCGGTTGACAGACAGACAGGTTATCGAGCAAGCCCAATATCGTTTGGCTTCATCGCAATATAAGGCTTATCGCGCGCAGGTCGGGGCATATCCGAACGAGGAGCAACGAGCATGGCTCAAAGGTATCCGTGTTGAGTTGAACAAGAAGTATCCAGGTTTCCCTGTTGTTCCTGTGTTCACGGTGGGTGAGTTTGAAAAGAAAATCGTCCAAATGAAACAAGCTGTCGCTGACCCACGTTTGAAAGATAACGATGTGGCTAAAGCGGTTAACACTTATTTCGGTTATCGAGATCAGGTTCTTTCACAGTGGATCGCTGCTGGTGGATCGGCACAAGGTTTGGCTACATCCAAGTCAGCCGAGCCGTTGCGAGGCTACTTGACTAGCATTGGTGATGCGCTTGCCGTACAAGTTCCAGATTTCGGGCGTGTTTGGGAACGTGAATTACTATCTGAGGTAGACCAATGAGCATGACACCAAACCAAACACCGCCAGTACCACCTGCTAACCCTGATCCATTGGGCGTAGGGCCTGCACCAGTCGTCGTGGCTGGTGGTAGCAACAAACAACCAATCCCCCGTGAGGTGACAGGTGTTGCTCCTGCTGTCCGGTCACAGGTTCCGTTGACACAACGAACCACTACAGGTAAATACCTGTATTCGGGAACATTTCTTGCTAACGCACAAGGTCAGGTTTATCGTGCAGCATACAACCCGATTGACGACCCTCTTGCTGAGTTAGCAAAACTTAATTCAACTGAACGGTTGGGGTTATTGACCGAGTTGTATCAGCGTGGTTTCTATGACGGGCAGGGCAAACCTTCGGAAAACGGAGATTCCCCTCTTGACACTAAAGCGATGCAAGAGTTTCTTCTGACAGCCAACACATACGGGTATGACTGGCAAACCTCTTTGAACTTTGTGCGCCAAGAGTTCCCTGTCAGGGGTGGCGGTGGTTCACGTCGTAAGGCAACATCATCTGTTGATTTGAGCCGAGCGTTACAGGATGAGTCTTTCGCGATGTTGGGTCGCAAACTCAGCAAAGAAGAACTGCAACAAGCGATTCGTTCTGTTCAATCAAAAGAAGTTTCAACCGATACTTCTACGAGTACTCTTGTTCAGATGGCCCCACAGCAAGCTGACCCTACACAAGCTCAGGCTTACGGGTTTACTCGCGCTGCTGACATAGTTTCTCAAATGCTTAGGAATGGTGGATAATGAGTGACTCAGGTTTAGAACTTAGTGGTTCGGAGTATTCAGCCAGCCTGATGTTTGCTGGCAACCAGGTTCCACCTCCTCCTACCGAGCGAACTTCTGCCGAAATTGAACAGGAGTTAAAAGAAGTTAAAGCCTTGTTCAAGGACTTGGAGAAAGGTTTTGGGAAAACAACGCTTGCTTCTTTCCCTACTTTGTCTGCATTTGAGTCCGCTAAGGCACAGGCGTACACGCTTCTCAATGAGACTTTGCCCGCCGAACTCAAAGAACGTAAAGATTGGGACAAAAAGTATCGCGTCAAAGTCGCAGGGCTTTTCGGTACTGGTGTCAATGAATACACCGTTCTTTCCGCTGATGATGTGTACCAGTATCAGCAGTTGTATAAGGCTGCAACAGACCCTAATGATCCTGAACTTAAAGCGTATGACGCTGCTGTAAAAGCCGTTAACGATTTGCGTAACAAGATCAATACACCTGGCAGTAAAGAATCAAAACTTCCACCACAGGAACAGCAACTTCTAATTGCTTCAAAGTTAAAAGAAGTTCAACCATTGATTACTCCGCGTGTGATCGAATTGCGTTCACAGAACATCCCTCTTGAAGTTGACAAGTCTGGTCGAACTCTAAGATCAACAAGTTTCCCGTTGGTCGGTCAGATTGATACGCAAATCAATCGTGCGATTAACGAGGGTGTCCGTATCGCTGAACGTGTTTATGGGACTCGGAAACCTACAGCAACTTTGTATGGTCAACCAGCAGAACTAACAACCGTTCGCGATCAACAACAGACAGCACAACTCACAGAGTTTATGGATCGTGCAAATACCTTGCGTGGTCAAACACCTTCGCAGGCTGGAGCGCAACCAATCACCTACACGCAACAACCAGCCGCTACTGGTGGTCAACCTGCTTCTGCAACTATTACACCTACGGGTGCTTCGCAGCGGGCTATTAACGCTCAGTCTCAACGCTTTGCGGCTATGGCTGGACAAACCCCACCACCACCTCCAGGCGGAGGAGCAGGTGCGGGTGCTGGAGCAGGCGCGGGTGCGGGCGTTGGTGGTGCTGGTGGAGGTGCGGGAGCAGGTCGCGTCGGAGCAGGTGGAACCATTGGTGGCGGAACAACAGACACAGCCAAATTCAAGGTTGGTGACTGGCAAGCAGTATTACAAGATCAGTTCCCTGGCTACTCAAAAGATTGGTTAGCTTCTAACGCCACAACCCATTTCGGTCAGGACATGATTAACCTCATGGTCGAGGCTGCAAAGCCAAACGGTAGGTTCATGGGTTTGACCACCGATGCTTCGGTTGCTGCGTTTCAAAAAGCAATCAAACAAACTACTTATTGGCAGACCACTGAAACTGCTGCAAAGAACTTTGACCAAGCAATCGGTGTTGACCGTGACCGGATCATCAACAACAAGAAATTAGAGATCGCTAACTCGTATGGCGATGTGTCATTTGATGATGCAACTTTGACCCAACTTGCTACCAATGCTGCACGTTTGGGTTTGACTGGACTCGGTTTACAGCAGGCTGTTTATGCTGGTGCGTTGAAGCCTGGTGCTGGTGGCGCACAGACAGCGTTGGCTAGTCGAGTGTTGCAGGGTGCTGATGCTGATCGTATTCGCAGTATTGGTCGTTCATGGAACACCAAGATTTCTGACAGCCAGGTGCAAGCAATTTTGACTGGCAAACCTGATCCTGCTACTGGCATTGTGTTGACTGAGGATGGTTTGCGTGAACAGTTGCAAGCAAAGTGGAAGGGTGCTATGCCTCATTTGCGCGATCAGTTTGATGCTGGTTTGACTTTGGATCAGATTGGTTCTTCGTATAAGACTTATGCTTCACAGTTGTTGGAGAAGCCTGAGGATCAGATCAATATGTTTGAGGGGCCGTATTTGCAGGCTTTTGATAATGGTGAGGGTGGTCAGTTGTCTTTGAGTCAGTGGATTGAAAAGGTTAAAACTGATTCTCGTTTTGGTTGGCAGTATACGAAGCAAGCTAATCAGCAGGCTACGGATGTTGCTTTGACTTTGGCTAGAGCATTTGGAAAGGTTGGATGATGAGTGACACAGGTTTAGGTGGCGTTGATTTCGGTTTAGGTTTAGAGAACCTCAACACCGAGTTAGAGGCATATTTCCAAACTCCTGAAGGTCAGGCAAATCTTGCTGCTTCAGGTATTCAAGCACCAGTTGCTTCCGCTGAACCTGATTACGCACAGATAGTCAATGACGCATATGCCCCTAAGTATGGTTACTACACGCCCGATGTAGGCGGCACTGCTGGAATTGGCGGTAATCAGAATGAAGAAGAAGTTGATCCTATTGCACAACAAATGCAGTTGGATCGAGAGTTCCAGCAAGCGCAGGCTGTAGCGGAAACTAAACGTCGTAAAGAAGATGCTCGCGTGACGATGGCTAATGTCCTTGCCACCTACGGTTTGGGTGACTTGTCTGATTATGTTTACACGGAAATCATCGCAAAGGAAACCGTCAACCTTAACAACCCTGACGCAATCATTTTTGCTATTCGTGAACAGCCTGCTTATCAGAAACGGTTTGCGGGTAACGCTGCACGTTTGAAGAAGGGGTTGTCAGAACTTGACCCTGCTTCGTATATCGGGTTGGAAAATCAGTTCCGTCAGACACTTCAGTCCAACGGTTTACCAGCCAATTTCTATGACCAACCAGATGACTTCCAAGCTCTGATCGAGGGCGATGTTTCCCCATCAGAACTAAACGAGCGTGTCCAGCAGGGTTATCGTGCTGTCGCTGACGCTGATCCAGCAGTAAAAGAGCAGATGAAGAACCTGTACGGAATTGGTGAAAGTGAACTAGCCGCATACTTCCTTGACCCACAGCGCACAGCCCCGCTACTCACCCGTCAGGCACAGGCCGCCAACATCGCAGCCCGTGGACTAGAACAGGGTGGTATCCAGTTGACTGGTACGTTCGCTGAAGATTTGGCTCGACGGGGTATTACTGAACAGCAGGCTCGCGCAGGGTTCGCTGAAGTCGGTGCTTTAGGCGAACTACGACAGACTTTCGCGGGCGAGACTGCACTATCCGGTGAACAACTGGCAGGTGCGGCGTTCGGGATTGATGTCGCCGCGCAACAAGAGTTGGAGCGTAAACGTCGTCAGCGTGTTGGTGAGTTCGCTGGTGGCGGGTCATTTGCTCGGACAACTGGTGAAACATCAGGCTCTACTTCTATAGGTGTGGGTAAAGCGCAATAGCATACTTGACACTGTCAAGCAAGGTGTGTGTATACTGTTAATGTTCGGTTACGAACACCATTGGAAACCCCCCGATTTCAATGTGCAAAAGGGGTGAGACTTGCAGCCATCACGTAACCTCCAGCGTGATGTGGGCAGAAGGAGTGGGTCATGTCAGATGCAAACTACGAGTTTGAGGATGATGTAATGCAAGACCAGCAGCAATCGAAGGACCCTGTGCGGGCGCACCTGCGAAAGCTTGAAGCCGAGAATAAGGCTTTACGCGAGCAGGCAGCATCAGCAGAGGCAGCCCGACGAGAACTTAACTTCGTGAAAGCGGGCGTCGACCCGAACGATCCGAAGTACAAGTATTTCGTTAAAGGCTACGACGGTGAATTAACACCGGAGGCGATTCGACAAGCAGCAGAAGAAGCAAGTCTCATACCTAGCCAAAACAAGGAAGTGGTTGCTGAACAGCAGTCATGGAATCGGGTGGCACAGGCAGCGCGAGCTGGACAGACGAGCGAACCTCCTGTTGATTACGCTCAACGTATTGCACAAGCAAAATCCCCTGATGAAGTGATGCAACTGCTGGCCCAGGCGAGAGCCGAAGCAGAAAAATACTAATCACTCCCCATTGGATTCACATTCTTTGGGGCTACCCCTAAAGGAAAAGACAAATGTCTTATACCCAGCAAAGTTCGGTTGATACCGACCAGGCAGCGTATGATCGTTTGGCGTATTTCGCCCTCCGTTCAGAACTCTTGTTCGACCAAGCAGCCGATGTTCAACCAACCAACCAGTCAATGCCTGGTTCTTCGGTAATCTTCACGATTTTCGCAGACCTCGCAGAAGCAACCAGCACACTTGCTGAAACCACTGACGTTACACCTGTAGCGATGAGTGACAGCCAAGTGACTGTAACCCTTGCCGAATACGGCAACACAATCAACACCACCGCAAAACTCCGTGGAACTTCGTTCTTGGACGTTGATGCAGCAGCAGCGAACCTTATCGGTTACAACGCTGGTGACTCAATCGACAAGGTTGTTCGCGATGTTCTTGCTGGCGGTGACAACGTTGCCTACGGTGGTGGCGGATCATCTGATCCTTCAAGCCGTGTAACGGTTGCAGCAGAAGACATCATTGAAGCCAACGACATCCGTAAGCAGACTGCTGCTCTACGTGCTGCAAACGTTGCAACCTTCAATGGTTACTACATGGGTTACATCCATCCTGACGTGTCGTACGACCTTCGTCGTGAAACCGGCAACGCATCATGGAACGCACCTCACGTGGCTGTTGATACACAGAACATCTACAACGGCGAAATCGGAACCTTTGAATCAGTACGATTCATTGAAACCCCTCGCGCAAAGGTGTTCACCAACGCATCAAACGGAACCAGCACAACTGGAACGATTGACGTGTATTGCACACACATCATGGGTCGTCAGGCGTTGGCTAAGGCTTACAGCCAGGTTGACGGCAACGGCATGGTTCCGAAGGTCGTTCGCGGCCCAGTGGTTGACTCGCTTATGCGTTTCAATCCAATCGGTTGGTATTGGCTCGGTGGCTACGGTCGCTTCCGCGAAGCTTCGTTGCGTCGCATTGAGTCGTCATCCAGCATTGGTGCAAACGCAGCCTAATTAGTTAGGTTCGTTTAATCCTCCACAAGATGTGGGGTAGCCGAGTCCCCTCGCTCGGTTGCCCCACTTTTTGTATTTGGTATAGTCTTTCCAGCGAAAGGTTTGTATGTCGATTTCTAATTATGCGGAACTGAAAATCCTTGAACACACCACAGGCAAGACTGCGTGGACTATTCCTTCAAACGTGTATGTGAAATTGCATACTGGTGATGCTGGTGAGGCTGGGACTTCTAGTGCTGCTACTGAAACAACTCGCAAGGTTGCTGCTTGGGCTACTGCAGCGTCGGGTTCTATAGCGACTTCGGCAACTTTGGAGTGGACGAACGTTGCTGCTACTGAAACTTATTCGCATTGGTCTATGTGGGATGCTTCGACTGGTGGTAACTGTTTGTGGACTGGTGCGTTGTCGTCGTCTGCTGCGGTTACGGCGGGCGATACTTTTCAGATCACTTCTCTCACGCTGTCGCTCGACTAGCCGTTAGGGGATAACCCCTCATGGCGCAAACAGCAGTCACAGGTTTTAGCGAACCGTTTGTTGACACTCACCCGTTTTATCGGGCAACCTATTTCCGTGTTGTTGGTCGTACTGCGACTGGTTCTGGTGATGGTTCTGCTTCTGTTGCATACACCAACTATCAGCAACGGTTAAGCCAGTTAACTGACTTCAGTTTCCCGTACCGTTTTGGTGGTCGTTTCTATTTGGGTGTTCGTGCGGTTATCACCGTTACTGCTACCGCTGAAGGTTTAGGTACTGCTTCATCATCGGCACAGGTGTTGCGTCAACGGCAGGGTACGGGTAGTGGTGTTGGTTCTGAGTCTGCGACACGGGTTGTTGTTCTTCTTCGTAGCGCGACTGGTTCGGGTGTTGGGACGATGGATTCAACGGGCTTGCATATTGCGCCTCGTACAGCGTCAGGTAGCGGTGTTGGCTCCGAGAGTGCTGTTGGGTCTATTACGCCTGTTAGAACGGCTGTGGGTAGCGGATCAGGGGCTTCTAGCGTCACGTTCATTCGTGTCCCTATCCGTACTGCTACGGGTGACGGTCTTGGTTCAGGTGAAGGTGTTGATCTTGTCGTCAACATTCGTACTGCTACAGGTTCCGGTGCTGGTGACTCAGTCACGCTTGGTGGCATCCTGTACTTCCGTACCGCTACCGGATCAGGTGTTGGGGCTTCGTCTGCGGATTGGGTTAAGTCGCACATCTTCCGTGTGCCATACACCTACAACTATCCAGGTGGATACTTTGGTGGTGGGGATTCAGCGAACCGTTTAGGCCGTTACGACCGTTCGGGTGTTCGCGCACGAAACCTTTACAAACTTAAAACAGGTGAATACACCATCGTTGACCAGCGTGATCTAGGTCAGGTAGAAAAACTGTGGCATGGTGGTCGCCTGCATTTCTTGGATGATGCTGAGGTCGCAGAACTAACCGCAGCAGGCTTTGGAGATAGCATCACCTGATGGCAATTTTTAGACCACCCACCGACAACTTTGTGCGCCCTACGCTCGCAGAGAACTTCACTAAAGGTTTAGTGCTATCCCAAGAGCAACGCCTCGCTAACCGTTTAGCAGCTCATGTTCGACCAGCCCCTAGAGGTAGGAATGTGTTTTTGTTGACGAACGGTAACTACACCGAGAACGAACCATCAGACATGGATACCGTTGCGAAGGTGTACTACGGTGGGCATGACATTGAGGTTGACGCTACTGAGGTAGCATCGCTAACCGCAGCAGGATACGGGGAGTACATAAGTGGTTAAACATCAAGAAACGCATCCAGGTTTGGATGTTGAGGGATGCTTCGGTTGCAAGATTTCTCACATCGGTATTGGTGCTGATGCTATGCCGTCACGGGGCGGTAAGGCTAGGGTCGCGACGATCAATCAAAAGGATCGTGTGCTAGACAAAGACCTAGACGCATACAAGCGTATGAGGCAGAACGGTGTTCAACCTAAGAACATTGATGGCTCAGCACAGGTTGAGAAACGAGCAGAAGAAAAATGGCAAGTCGAAACGGGGATAGTTCCAAATACCTAAACCTTGTTGGGGTGAACCTGCCTCATGTGGGGTACGGGAAAATGGTTGCAGGTTTGCGGGATGCTTTGTCAAGCAAAGTGAACCTTGTTGATGATGCTGAACGGGTTGTGTTCGCTCTTAGACCTAACCTGATTAAAGGCTGGGTTGAGGGTCAGAACCCTGCGTTGTTGACGATGTGGGAAACGAACTGGTTGCCACCAGAGTTCTCCGAATACTTGTCCCTGTTTGACACGGTGATTGTGCCTTCGTTGCATAATTGGGAGTTGTTCTCACAGTTCCATGACAACGTGCGTGTTATCCCTTTAGGTGTTGATCGTGATGTTTGGCATCCGAAGGGACGGCCACAGAACGACAAGTTCAAGATTTTGTGTGGCGGGTCAGAGTGGTATCGCAAAGGTTTGGACGTGGTACTCAAAGTGTTTTTGGAAATGAATTTGCCTGACGCAGAGTTGCATATCAAGATTGTTCCCCCATATTTGTGTGCGCCGGATAACCTTGTTTACCCGAATGTGGTGATTCATAACAAGTGGATGACTGTTGAGCAGGAAGCTGATTTGGTTCGTTCAGCGGACTGTTTCATTTCTGTGTCCCGTGGTGAAGGTTTCGGGTTGATGCCATTACAAGCAATCTCTGCTGGTGTGCCAACTATCTTGTCTGACGCGCATGGTCATCGAGAGTTCTCTGATCTAGCGACCCACCGTATCCCGACCCGTTCTGTGCCAACGAATGAGGGAACTTGGAAAGATATGGGTGATTGGGATGAACCTGAATTTGATGCGATATTTAGTGCGATCAAAGATATGTATGAGAACCGTGACAGGTATCGGGAGCAGGCTGAAATCTATGCTGGTGAGACAGCAGCGTTCAACTGGAACACGGCAGCCGACCAACTGTTGCAGGTGGTGAAACCTACCAAGAACAGGGTGACAGGGAAATGGCAACCGTTGGAACCAACCTGCGAGATTGAGGTGAAACGCAGGGTGAAAGCCGACATTGGTAGGCATCATGTTGATCTAATGCCTGGGATGAAGCACCGTGTAGTGTTGAATGTGCGTGATGTGTTGAGAGATTCTGGAGCATTGGTATGAACAATTTGAGCAAGCCTGTTTGGGATCGACCGAACCCTAAGAAGAAATCTAAGAAGTTGTCCCCTAAGCAGAAGGCTTCGGCTAAAGCATCAGCAGCGAAAGCTGGTCGTCCTTACCCTAACCTGATTGACAACATGAAGGCTGCTAAGAAGCGTGGCTAAAACTCCTGCTTGGCAACGCAAGGAAGGTAAGAGCCCTGCGGGTGGTTTGAACGCTAAAGGTCGTGCGTCAGCGAAGAAGCAGGGCATGAATTTGAAGCCACCTGTTTCTGCTTCACAGGCTAAGAAGTCACCGAAAGCTGCGGCTCGACGTAAATCGTTTTGTGCGCGGATGGGTGGTATGCCAGGTCCGATGAAAGACAGCAAGGGTCGTCCTACTCGTAAGGCTTTGGCTTTGCGGAAGTGGGATTGTTGAGGCGTGGTAATCTGATTGCCTAACTAGCGAAAGGTTGCAGTATGCCAAAGGTCGGAAAGATGGAGTTCCCTTACACCGCTAAGGGTATGGCTGATGCCAAGAAAGCCAAGAAGAAGATGAACAAGCCTATGAAGAAGGCTAAGAAAAAGAAGTAAATGTCTACTGCTGGTGCGCTCCTTGATCGGGTGTCACGCCAACTTCTTTCGGGAACTGTTGAGGAACGAAACAAGTTAGCGTCATCTGTTGACTCTGATGACACGTCTTTTGTCATGTCTTATGAGTTGGCGGGGCTTCGTGCTGGCACAGTTTTTGAGGTTGATTCTGAACTGATTTATGTTTGGGAAGCAACAAGCGGTAACAAAACATTGACGGTTGAGCGTGGCTACGGTGGCACTACCGCAGCTTCACACTCGGCTGGTGCGATAGTGGTATTGAATCCGCGGTTCCCTAAAGCACAAATGCTGGAAGCGTTGAACCAGGACATTGATGACTTGTCTAGCCCGTTGAACGGCTTGTTTCGTGTTGTGTCTGCCAACGTGGATTACAACGGTGCTGACCGCCAAATCAACTTGACTAGTGCAACATCAATAATTGACTTGCTTGATGTTCGTTTGCGTTATCTTGCTACCGACTATCCGGTGATCCGCAAGGTTCGTTTACAGCGCGACCTGCCGACAAGTGATTTTGCTTCAGGGTTTGCTTTGGTGTTTGATGAGTCGGTAATGGCTGGCACTTTGCGTGTCCGTTACAAAGCACCGTTCACCCGTGTGTCCACTATCAGCGACAGTTTGCAATCCGTTGCCAATCTTCCTGTAACGATGGAAGACATTTTGGAGATGGGTGTGATGTCTCGAATGTTGTCTACCCGTGAAGTGAAACGTAACTTCATTGAGTCGCAAGGTGATACTCGTCGTTCTGA